CGCTACGTTAACCAATCATCGCCAACGCCGCACCAGCAAACTGGAGCGACGGCGGGTGTACGTACTGACCGAAGCACTCACACCTATAGAGGTATGAGCCTTTTGATCGGAATTCCATTCAACGGAAGGACCACCTTTCTCAGTGAAATAACTGAGGAGCATGGACCAACCGTCAATAGTTTTCTCGATCGAGGGAGACCTAAGATCACGAACTAGAAACTCACGCTTGTGAAGGCGTGAGTTCCAGCGAGTTTTCTTGGGCTTGTAGTTTTCGGGTACTTCGCGTAAGCTAGGACATGAAAGATTCATGTCTGTGCTAGGAAGCTCGCGGTAAACCATAGCGAGCCAACTTACGATAAGATCGTAAGTCGCGAAACACTGTCTATCATGGAAGGAATTAGCGTAGCTAATCCAACTAGAGTAGACTTCGGGCGATGGTGCCGATGCCCACGGGGTCCGGATTCGGACCGGCGTGACGTTTGTGCCATTGAAGGCATCGACGCCACAGGACTCTCTGAAGAGTCCAGTGAGGCAGCATTTGTCCTGGTTTAACTTTAAACCAAAGGACGCTAGCTGTTCCATTGCCCTAGCAGCAAAGCCGCTAGGAACAATGACATCGTCACCGTACACAAGGATACTCTCACGAGTGTCCCTATCACTACTGCAAGCGGACAATATAGCCCAGATAGTAAGCGCCATTACGGGGAAGCATAAAGCTGACCCCATTGGTGCAAACTTATTTAGGTTTAATATTTCGCCGCTTGGCAGCGTCGTATGCAGACTTCTGCAGTTCTCGAGATACGGAAGAATCCGATCCGGGAACAGCAGACGAACTAGACCAGTGCTCACACGATCTGAAGCCTCTTTGAGGTCCAGAGTCGCGTAGCGTCCAGTGGATGACCCGAGAAGGGCTCCACGTTGGTTTGGTTTCTGATCTGTAAAGAACACGTTCCACTTGGTTAGTGGGTGGTGTTCTATGTGGCTAAACATAGCTCGCATTAATCCTTGTTGAATCCATTGGAAGTCCACTGGTTCACAAGATATTAACCGCGGGCCACGTGAGTCCTTCGGAACGAGGATTACTCGTGCAGAAGACTCGTTCGATCCAAGAGCGCGAAGCTCCTGGAGTCGATCGCAAACGTGACTCAGCGACGAATAGAAATACTCGTCGATGGGATAAACCGATGCGATTCGATCACTAACATTAGTCCACTCAAACTTGGACCATAGCGTTTCTCGAGTTGAGACCGCTCCTGGGCCGTGTCTGGGAACTATGTTCGTTGGGTCAAAACGCGCGAAGACTGCTTTTAGTAGTCGACGCGCACGAAGAACAACCGCGAATTGACTCTTCCCACTAGTGGGATGAGCTCCTCCGCATTGTTCGTAATTCAAAACCCGAAGACGTAAGTCTTCAAGAATAGAATTAGTGGTTAACAGTGCTTGGTCCGTCTCTTTAAACGAATCAAGCACAGCACGCTCGGTGCATACGGAGTAAGGGGCTTCGTACTTATACATAAAGTAAAGTACTAACCTCAAACTCTTGATACATTGCGCGCACGGATGCTGAAGTGCCGTACCGTTTGGTTCCAATACTTGTGCGAACAGCTCCCCTAGAAACCTGGGGTACTGTACACCTGGACCAGGCTCGAAGCCTAGTTCAGATGCAGTCACACAATTATTGGAGGAAAGGGCCCTGTCAAGGGCCTT